TTCACTGTACTATTGAGATATACCCCTACTGCCCTTCTCTGCCTTTCCACTTGTGCAGATGCAGATACCATCTGTACAGAGAAACCTAGATGGGCTATGCTGTCCTGTGTTCTCGCGAAGAATTCAGGAGCCATTAAAGACTCCTTGAATCCAGACAGGGAGTCCACTTTGGATTTAATTTCTGTACGTATCTGGCTTGACTTATAGGCCATCAGTATCGCCTCCAATACTGGCCCGGTCTACTTAGGTATATTACTGGATTCTTTGCTGTTCTTTGGTTGGCATCATCTGGGAACCCATCATGACTTTCATCATATCGCCATGATATTGTTTTCCATGCTGCTTGATACTGGGCATGGTGCTCAGTTGCCAGATCCAAGAATCTGCCATTACTCTGCCCTAGGCTACTGTGGAAATCTCGAAATATATAATACAGACTTAGATTAATATGGGCTGGCCTTAGTGCCTCGGAGTCTAATACAAGGTATTCTAGTCCGCTTCCTTCCTGTCTGATTCTTGTCAGTAGGTTATACCATGCTTCGTCTATGTAGTCTTGATAACTAGTAATACTAGATGGCCTTAGGGCGGATAGTTGCTTATAGGTAGCATACAGATCATTATCTGACACCACAGGGTATAATCTCCTGCGTACAACTGCAGCCATTCTTCTAAATGTATAGGGGGTACTACCTATGGTTATTTCCCATTCTTGTAGATAGCCCTCCCCTAAGTTCAAAGTGTTAACCAGGTTACCTGCTGTGTGTACATACTGCGGTATATTCCCTGCAAAAGTTCCAGCTGCATAGTCTACTAATTTTGTCTGGTCTGGTTTGTATAAGGTATACCTAACAGCAGAAATAGTGGCTAATGCCCCCTCCCTATATATGGGTAATTCTGTTGTTTGCTCCTTCCCCCTTTCAAGCAATTCTATTGTTTTGATCTGGGGGGCATATGGTATACTACTGATCGACATGTATTAATTCCTTATAGTATTCTATACCTTTTTCCATGATACCCTGTCTAGCAGATTCCATATCTGCAATTCTGTTATAGTTGGCATCAAGTTTAGATTTAATTTCTGGTATATGTTGCTGGCTAATGTATCTCTGTGGTAGTTTTCTGGCCTGCATTATATGTAGTTCCAGAAAGTGATCATGCGGGATCTGTATTACCCCATCTACAATTAATTGTAGTCTCCACTGATTCCATGCTTTGCGATCAAAACTACTAATTACTTGACCAGCAAGAATTTTGTAACTTTCCCACTTAGGGCTATGCTTACTGCCTCCATACTTGGCAGGGTAGACTCTCATATAGTCATGTCTTTCTGGATCTAGAATAATGTAGCCTTGCTGTTGTAATTTTCCAAGCCGGGCAGAATTATCTCCTAATTCACCCTGTATCTGATGTACACCATTTACCCCCGGTACGATTCTTTCCATATCTACACTAGGATAGTATACAGGTACACTTTTCTCTTTCTTGCCTGCTTTGACAGTTGTATATCCGAATTCCCAATTACTCGGGAAATGCTTGTATATAAAAGGATGGTCTGGATTTATTGGTAGTCTAGTATTGCTAGGTCTTACCATAGACCATGGTTGGCTCAGATTTTCGTAATTCATTTTATTTTTTCCTCCTTAATTTTAAAACAGGGGGGTATCACTACCCCCCACATAGAATATATATTATACTCCAGACTTGAGCAAGACTCCCCGATCTTGGTCTAGAACACTTACACCAAAATAGGCATGGCCTACGATTCGAGTAAGGGCATTTTCTGCTACTCTGTCCATTTCAATAGTTACCTGATCCATAGGCATAACCATATTAGCCCCTATGATCTGCGGTGCACCAGTAGCGAATCCGATCGCGCCGGGTGCCCATAGTGCAGATAGGTTATCTGTACTATCATTAGTTACATAACTAGATACATAGATGTCTACACCCTGGTATTGTCCTTTGTACTGATCACCCTTAGCGGCGATTGCATCAAAAGTTGCAGGCATGAATTGAGTAATTCCTGTTTCTGCTCGCAAAGCATCTTGTAGTTCATTCCATGCTTTAGGGTGCAATACTGCAACATATGGCCCTGGTACAACCTTACCAGATTTATTCTGCAATTTCTGAATAGCACCGTAGAAGGCATCCACAGAAAGAGTAGTACCTGTACTAGTGGACTCTATATCAGTGAAAGTGGCGAATGCATCTGCTGTTAGGTCTGCTACCATACCATCATAAGATCGAGCAATAGACAGAGCGATTCTTTCTGGGCTAAGATCGCCACCGCCTTGCAAGGCTGTCATGTTGGCAAGGTCAGTGATACTGTACGCTAAGGCGCGTCTTTTTACCACTACATCTGCTGAGCCATCAGTTAGGGATTGATCAGATACTGCATTAGCCTCTGTGGCACCAGAGAAAGTAGACCACTGTGCTGCATCATATCCATCTAACCCGGCTTTACGTACTCGGATAGTATCAGAACCTGATCCATTAATTGACCCTACAAAATCCATATAGGGGGTATTTCGGAGACTCATAGAATCAGCAAGCAGGAGTCTAATTTCCTGGCTGATCATCTGGCTGAGTCTCAAGTCAGTAAGAAGTGAATTGTTAGTAATTGACATTGTATTACCTATTTAAAAAATTGTTAGTATTGTGATCCTGGGACTTTCTGTTTTTTACTAGTACGACTAGATCCCATATCTATATATGCTGTGTGCATATGTATATTATACCCCTAGGGCATATAATAATTGTGAATACTGCCACAAAATAAAAGAGCACGCAGCATGGGGAATCTGCGTGCTCAGTAGTGACAAGGAGGAGTCACTACATAATTGTGAGGGACTAGATAGAAACTGCTATATCTACTGTGATATTGCTGTTTGCCTTAACTTTTACATTGTTGGCATCTTGGAATTGTACCTCTAACTGTACTAGATTATTGGAAGAATCCATAGCAGTAACATGTACCAGTTGCTTTCCTAAGGCATGATTCAAAGTAGCAAAAGTTCCAGCAGTTAAGGATTGACTAGAAAATTCCTTTCTAATGTTTCCTTCTGGCATGTCAATTTCTCCAGTGCTTGGATCATAGAAACATAATGATCCGCTTGCCTCAGAAATTGCGCTACGTGCTCTGGCATTCGTGAAATACTGGTTGGTAGATCCTTCTGCTATATCGTCTGTATCAGCAGAGAATCCCAATACCCCAGTACCAGAATTGTAAGACAACAAAGAACCAGATACAGAGATAGCCCCACGTGCTCTGGCATCTGTGAAGTACAAATTAGAACTACCTTCTGTAACTACATCAGAATCACCATTGAAGGAGAACTGACCACCAGAGAAAGCAAGACCAGTACCAGCAGACAGGGCGCCGCGTACGTCTGCATCTGTCATTTCAATGACCCCAGTACTGGAATCATAGTGACATAGAGAGCCATCTGCTTCTGAAATGGCAGCTCTTGCCCGGGCAGTAGTATGGTACAAATTAGAACTACCTTCTGCAATATCGTCGGTATCAGCAGAGAATCCTAATACCCCAGTTCCAGAGTTATAGGACAATAGACCACCTGATACAGAAATTGCGCTACGTGCTCTGGCATCTGTATAATATAGGTTGGATCCTTCGCTTACATTATCTGTACTAGCATTAAGGCTAAAAGTACCAGCAGAATAAGATAGCCCAGTTCCAGCTGCAAAGAAAGCCCGGATCTCTGCTTGGTCTGCTGTGATAGCCCCAGTAGATGAATTATAATCAATACCACTTGATCCACTAAGGAATCCGCGTACCTCAGAGGCCTGTACGTCTGCACCTTCGATCTTAGTCCAGTCTGCACTAGTACCAGCAGACCCTCCATTATGAATATAGGACTCTGGCCGTGTGCTTCCAGTACCAGTAAGGATCACTACATCGCCTTCCTGGTATTCATTTCCATTGGAATAATTAGCAGACAACCATGCAGCTTGACTAGCAGCTGAAGTATCTACACTTACATCTACAATAGTAAGTGGCTTTAGTTTTAATTGCTTCTCTCCTGATACTGTTACAACCTCTGCAAAGTTAGCAGAGTCGGCATGAATACCTACAACAGAATTAGCATTAAGATAAGATTTTGTTACAGCGTGGTTATCTGCGGTAATCGATCCGTCGATCTGGATCACACCATCAAATACCACTTCGGGATTTAGAAATTTCATTAGAGTATACTCCTGTTAGGGTTCAAGAGTATATTATCTAAGATATGCTACTGCTGATAGTGAATTTTGGAAAGTAAGCACTAATTCCATGTTGCTGTTGTGTACTACCTGGCACCAGCACTGGTGGCCATCATCATCTACTACATATACTAGGGGCCTATACCCTAGATTATGTACTATTGTAACCTCTGTACTATTTGTAAAAGAATGTATCTGGGGGCCTGCATCTACCCCAAAAGCAAACCGAGCCATGTTATTCCTCCTCTAGTATTATGGAGACATTAGCCGATCCTGTCTGGCTGGCTACATACAGATTGTAATCTATGTTACTACCCCGGCCCATAGCAATAGTTATGTAATTACTTTTTGGGATGAATGCTTTATTTGTTGGCACGCTTCCCCCATCTGTGGCACCATTTCTACACAAGAATAGAGCCTGCTGATCTGATCCTATGGTAACCTTTCTACAATTTCGCGGTATCTGAATCTGTGTAGTATTACTAGATGCTGTGAAGTTGTGAAAGTGGGGGTACGTGCTTATTGTTCTGAGATTTTCCATGATGGCCCCCTATCTGCCCTTGTAGGCTTTTAGTATGGCATCCCGGTTAGCCCGGTAAAACTCCAGATCCTGCAGGCCCTTGTCTACCAGATCAGTGCTCTGTACTGGAGTAGGCTGTACACCATTATTAGCCCTAGGGGGTATAAGGGCAGGGGGATCGATCTGGCCTTGCTCTGTGGCTACTGGGGCTGGCTCTGTGGTTGGCTCTGTGGTTTGTTCTGTGGTAGTTCTTCTGGCATCTAAATGGGGTTTCAATACAGCAGGGGCGGTGCTTGGATTCTTCTCCATATCTGCCAGCCACTCCCCTAGGGGCATCTGCTCTTTTTTACTTTTGCCTTGCATGGCTCTGGAATAAGCCCATTCTACTGCATCCCTTATGTCTGGATCTGTCCAACCATGATCAGCCATGGCAGTATGCCTAGTATATCTGGATTCTGCCTCTTGTAGTTTGGTCTTGTATTCCTCTAATGATTGAGCCATAGTATCTATTGTGCCAAGTTTTCCAGATACAGAGTCTAATTCTGCTTGCAGTTCTTTTGCTCTGTCCTCTGCAGCTACTCTGTCTGCTGACAGTTTTCTAATTCGCTCTTTAAAACTGTTTTCTATGTCTGCCAGGGGTACATAAGTTACACCCTCAATTACTTTTTTATCCATGTTGTACTTCCTCCTTAGTTCTGTGTAGTATATCTTGTAATTCTAATTCTGCATCGAATACATTATCCCATGGCATATCCAGAGCCATAGGGATCAATTCTTCCATTTCTGCTAGTGGTAGCCATCTATCATACAGATTCTGTAATTCTAATTCTTCAAATTGTGTATTGTAATAACAGCAATTCTTGTGTACTACCCTAATACTGGATACTAGATTAACCCCATTAGACAGGGCCAGCCATTCTACAATGCTGGTATGATCTATATCATCCCAACAGGATTCACATTTCCCCATGTTTATTTCCTCCTCTATTGGAATTCTGCCCTGTCCCTACGTATCTGGGCCAGTAGTTGCTTTGCTTCTAGTTCGTCCATGTCATCATACATTAACATAATAGCCTGCACCGGACTCATTAACCCGGCATTCATCTTGCCTATAATGTCTTCCCTCTGTGCTCGTATTTCATCTGGGCTAAGTGGTAGGCTATGGTAGGATACTCTGTATCCTTGTTCAGGTAGATTAGTTCCTAAGAATCTATTGGCTAATATTGCTGACTTCGCCAATAGTTCCTCGTCACCTAATCTGAAAATAGGGGCATATTTCTTTTGTGCTTCCCTCTGCCCTGCTCTGGAAACTGCAAGGGCGAATCCGCTTCTAGGGTCTGCTGATTGCTTGCTGATGTCAGCAGGGGAGATACCCGCAGCAATAGCGACTCTCTGTTCATACTTTGCAATACTTTCTAATAGATTACTAGGCTCTACTGGTACAGAGAATGTACCTACAAGGGGCTGGCCCTGTGCATCTGGATCTTGGCTGAATACCAATATACTGGAAGGGTCTGTACTGACAGCAGACCGCCGGGCCAGTTGATCCTGATCCATCTGATTTAGCCCAGATACACTTAGCCCGGCTACGTATTTCTGTGCCCAACAGGAATCTCTAACCAGATGTACCCACATGGTATATAGAGTAGCAGATACCAAGGAACCATAAATCTGCTGGCTACCAGTAAAAGGATCCCATAGATGCCCTGTTTTCTCCGCATGATATAATACTATTGGTAGAAAGGGTTGGCCCTGTGCATTCCTATAAGGGTACGACTCCCCTATTAGTGGCCCGCCCATGTATTCGTCTGAAACATCTATACCCAAGTTTCCACCCTGATCTACTTTGTACATTCTGAAACTTGGATTTTTTGGATCTCTGATGTCCAAACAGTCTGCAACCCATATAGATGCCCCGGTACTGTCCTTTCTTATTCGGTATTCTTTGTAATATGTTGGTATATCTGGCTGATCCGGGTGTGCCTCTAGATATACTAAATCAGATGTTACGAGTCTGTATTGTAGTCCACTATTGGTAAGGGCTATGCCATCTTCATTAGGTACTACATCTATTCTGATAATTGCTTCCCTCATCCCCAGTATCATCTGTTGTGCTCTTGCCATTAGGGGCCATAGCCCTGCCAGAGTAATTAGGCCATTTCTGCCTACTAGATCCTGTATGTCACCTTGTGTATTAGTCACAGATGGATTCTCGGCATACAGTACAGATAATTGTCTGGTGATCTGCTCAAATGGATTAGAGGACAGATCAGCAGGCCCCCATGCCTCTCTTCTGTCTGGTGGTAGATGCTTTGCAAGTTCTCTTTCTAAATCTTCTAACCATGCCCCAACTAGGAGTCTTTTCCTTAATGCACTATGATCCCATCTGGCCTGGTCTATATCTGTGGGGGCTGCAGGTTTCATGGCTATATTCTTATACATCAATACATCCTTATTTTATGGGCAGGGGTAATTTTTTTGTAGTCTATGATCGGTAGTAGACAGTATCTAAGGGCATCGCATGCATGCCCCCATTCGTCTTTACTTCTTGCACTTTGATTCCTTTTCATTGTCCACCGCTGAATACTTAATATCAACCTCTTACAACTAGGGCTAATAAAAAAATGCTTGCGTGCCATGATGCTGTGGATCATGGCACTACCATAATATACACTATGTCTGGCCTTTCTGATAGTTCTAATTCTCCAAGATAAATTATTGCTTGGCATGTGCATAATAGACTCGAATGCTCGCATTAAAAGGCTGTTGGACATCTTACCAGCATTACCGCCCCCATAGTGGACATTATCACCTGTCCAGCGTAATTGGCCGGGATGTAAATCATTTCTTTCTATCATTTGAAGTATGGCCCGTGCATGTGCTTCTGGAGGAGCTGCGCCGGATATGTATTCATCTAATACATATACCCATGGATTCTGTGGATCTGACATTTCAACAGCTGCCAATATTGCTACTTGGCTATTCGGAGTAGTACCATGGTCTATACCTATACCAAATTGATAATTACCTTTTGGAGCTGCTGCACTACTGATCATGTCATCTGTGAAGCAATCAAAGACTCTGCCCTCTGGAATTCCTACATTCCAATCACCATTAATTCTGGCTTCCCTATCTATTGGCAAGTAATTTCGAGTTATGGAATCTATCTGGCTCTGACTCAATATGGGCTGGCATAATTTTGGGGTAGTGTCCTCTACTGTCAGGGGAGCCTTATGGCATGATACCTGCCCGGCCTCTACTAGTTTTCTCAGGTATTCCACATCTTGCCCTACTGGAGTCATAGTGATTCCTATGGTACCAGTACTACCCCCGGCCCCGCCTCTTAGTACACGCGCTACAACCTCCCCCCAGATATACTGGTTAATAGGTTCATCCACGGCCACATATGAAATTGTGGCGCTGGCCAATCCTAGTCCCTGATTGGCTGTCTTAATATGTATGATACTCCCATTATTGAATCTGATCAGGGGGTGTACACCTCGGAATCCTTTTCCTGGTACAAATTCACATTCGGGATGTAGGGAATCCTTAGGTATCATTTCATACAATTTTTTCTGTATAGTTACAGACTGCATATGACTATGAGTAATTAGGAATGCAGTTATAGGGGGTGGATCTGTCTGAATCCATGGGTGCGTCCCTAAGCATCTGTGAATCAGTTCCACTACTTGGGCGGCGGTCTTTCCTACCTGGTTCCCCCCTAGTAGTAATTTTATCTTACTGGTATCTTTAAGCCATGCCTCTTGTGGAGGAGTCGGCATAAAATACGCTAGGGGGTTCTTTATTGTTCGATCCCTGAGTCTACGCATGCCCATAGCCATAGATTTAATACTCATTGATCTCTATCCCCAACTGTGCTATATATGATGGTTCATATACAGGAGCCAACATGTTTATTTTTTTACTTACATTATTCCTAGGGTGTAATGGTTGTACAGACAAGGAAGATTCAGCAGTAGCAGATACTGCTGCAGAATCAAAATAATTTATATTGTCTATTATCATCATGCCATTTCCTTAGGGCATACTGTACCCTACCATCTATAATAGGCCAGTATTCCGGGGTTAGTTCACAACCAATAACATTATAGCCATTTATTAGGCCAGATACCGCAGTTGTACCAGAACCCAAGAATGGATCTAATATAGTCCCACCTTCTGGGCAGATAAGACCAGCAAGCCAACTAAATAGGCCTGCTGGTTTTACTGTGGGGTGTGTATTCTTTACTTCTCTACTGGTACGACCTGCCCCGGCCCTCGGGTTCTGCAACCCTGCTGAGCCTTCCTTTCTGTTAACTGCTTCATGCCCGGCTATGCCTTGTAGATGGTCTAAGCCTGCTTCCTTTTCTGTTTTCCCTGGCTTAGGACATTGATATATATTGGCAGGCCATCTGCCTAAGGGGTGTGGATCTATTTCGTGTTTTCTGTCTGGAGAATTGAACCCCCCATTATCTAGTTCTCTTAGGGCTGTCTTGAATTTAGCCCCATAAGTGACACTAGATTTTAGTTCATTGTGTGGCCCTACCCAGCACGGATCGCCATTACTGAATCTGCTCTTATCTATGTTTAATGCCCCAGTACCCCACTTTCTGACATTATCTGCAATACTAAGGCCTTTCTCTATTGGTTTACGAGCCAAGCATGCTGGCTCCTGTGCTGGCTTTAGTGCAGTACCCCAGCCCTGCCATTTAATGGCATCTGGATCAGTTGGAATAAAGGGTGGCATTTCTTGGGTACTTTTTGTTTTAGCATAATTGTCTTGTCCTGCCATGTGTTTAACTATTGTACCCCTATGGGACATGCCAGCATATTTCTTTTCTAGTGATATGCTGATGTTGTGGCTCTTAGGGAATCCAGAAAAGTATAGCCATGAAATCATATCCCTAATTTCAAAGCCGGAGTCCTCAATTGCACATGTGATCCTGTGTATAGTTCTAGTGCCACCGAATGCTACCAGATGGCCCCCCGGCTTTAAAACTCGATAGCATTCTTTCCATACATCTGTTCTAAATGCTATATCGCCCCCATCCCAAGTCTTACCCATGAAGCCTTTAGATAGTCTATGTAATGCCCCCTTTTCCTCTGGTACTGGGCTGGCATCCTCTGCACTGAATCGCTTCTGGATGCTTTGTAAATGATATGGAGGATCACACAGTACAGCATCTATACTGTTATCTGGTAGATCCTTTAGTGTCTCCAGACAATCCCCCTTCAATAATTTAAATTCTGGTACTACCAGATCCCCATATAATTTACCCATGATAACCTCCTTACAATTTCCTAGGTAATGTTAATTTCTATCCCCATCGCCTCTGCTGCTTCCTGTATTATCCCACTTATGGGCCTCCCCTGTAAAGTTGCAAGTACAATACAGATCCTTAGAAAGTAATCTGTTTTTGGGTTGCTTCCTCTTGTTCGCCACTTGACTATTAGGCTCGGGTGTGCCCCTATCTGGTTGGCTAACCAGGTTATGGTTTTCCCTTCTTTTGTGATCTGCTGTCTGCAGTATTCCCCAAAATTCATCATTTCCCCAATTGCAGTCGCATGGTATACATTGACAACTTTCACATAGCATAACTGTTTTATTTCCTCTTTTCAAATATATCTATACATTCTGCCCATGGTACCTCATTGTACTCTGCACAAGACTCTAGTATCTGCTGACTATTGGATATATTAGCCATAGATTCGCATTCTTGCTGGCTGGCCCCATCGCCCTGCCTGGTCTGTAATCTACAAAAGAGTTCCCGACACAACAAATCGCCATGTTTATCCAGGTAGTCATTAGAGCAGGCAACTTCTAACAGATCCGGGGCGGTTAGGTTCTTCTGTACTTCCACCTTCTGACTCTCAAGATGGCTATTGATCTTAATTATTTCTTGTAGCCCATCTATCTGGCTGGCTTCTATATTAGCCAGCCTTTTGGATCTGGCCTGTACACCAATTACAATACCAGTAGCAGTAAGACTACCCCCCAGAAAGCCAATTAGTATAGCGTGCAGTAGTGTCATTTCTCACCCCCTATGTGGATAACATTATTTAGGTCTTTTACACTGGTTTCAAGTCTCTGTCTCAGAATTGGAGGAAGAGAAATAATAGCTGCTGTGATTTCTTGCAGTAGTTGTTCATCTGTCAACCCTTCTAATTCATCTGCTCCGCCTTCCTCTGCTTCTATCTGTCTAATCTGTGTGATGACACTAAGAAATTGCCTCTGGAGAGCTGCGTACGCTTGCCAACTCTGGCTGGCCTCTGCTTTCTGCATGCTGGCTTTAAGTTCGATGGCTTGACCCTGAAGTATCTGTAATGGAGTACCAGACAGTACAGGAGTCTCTGCTGGTCTGTTGTCTTGAGCTGCGGCCCCATCCCTATTGTATCCCCATCTCCTTTCCAGTTTCCAGGCGGCTGCTTTCCAATCTTTTTCTGCTGCAACTGTGATTAGTTGTAACATATAGATGCCCCCAGTAGCGCTGGCCTCATTAACTTTGTTCAGAAATGTTCTATATGGCCCCCTGTCTTGTTCTTCCCCTTGTTTCATCCAACCATAGAAAGTAGTTCTACCAATACAAGCAGAGTCGCATGCCATCTGTATACTTGCCCCTACCTCCAGAGCACTAATTATTTTATCCTTGGTTTCTTTTGTGAATTTACTTTTCCTTCCTGCCATGTTTCCTCCTAAATTTTCAAAAAAATATATAAATAGCGCAAAAAAGTCGCGGTGGTGGCAGAGATCGGAAGAGCACAC